CAAAGAGCTCAACAAAGGCATCATCCACGGGCAGAGCGAGGTCATCGACGACCTCAGGTCCCAGCTGGAGACGCCAATCAACTTCGACGACGAATAACTAACCGGGGCCTACGGGCCCCATCCTCAGGGATACAGAATCAAGCGACAAGCGACAAGCCTCAAGCTCCAAGCAGCAAGCGTTCTTCTAAAGCATCAAGCCCCAAGCAGCAAGCGTCAAGCTCCAAGCCGCGAGCGACAAGCTCCTGGATCGCGCTGCCTTCATAAAGTTTAATGGCTCTTTGCTCGTGGTGCTCGGCTAAGATGAACGTGTTTGTAGGGTGCTTGATATGGAATGCAATTTGGTGTGGTGAGAAGGTTAATTTATTACCTTTAGATACCTTTAACTCAACAGTAAAAAATCCACGTTTTTCAGTGTAACCAACTAAGTCAGGAAACCCAAAACTGGCCCAAGACTCTACTCTTGTCCACGTAATATTAGGTGTTTTCTTCTTGACTTTTTGCCAAAGCTTAGACTCGTTTTTCAGGGTATGCTACTCCACTAAAATCATAAGCCTATACTTCTCTTTTGAGCCTATTATTTTGTTCTCAACAAGTTTAATTTCTTTGATGTTAAATTCTTTTTGCAAAGGGTTTCTACCATCTGGTAACACCATTTGAACTCTAGCATCACCACCTTCAAAAGACTCAGTAAACCTAGTTAAGATCTGTATTAGCTTCTTTGTATTGTACCAGTGGGGACTACTCATCTTAAAGGTGGCCCCGCAAACCACAGAACCAAGCTATAACGAGTGCCTTTTGTTACAGGCACTACAGTGTGTGGAAGACAAGAGGGAAATATAATCATGTCCCCTTGTTTTGCTGGTATTGTTTGTTCTTTAATTTCTAAAACTTTATCAGAATTTAGATATGCTGTTTTAAATTGTCCTCCCTCAAAGTCATCATTCAACAAGACAGAACAAGATATTTTACGAACTGTATCTATAAGATTAGGTGAGTTTGTTTGTCGAAGACTTGGAGGTTGTCCAAAAACAAATTCTCTTTTTGATAAATGATCTGCTGAACCATCTGTATGCCAGTCATACTTTCCTCCAGGATTATATTTAGTAAACTGTATCATCTCTTGGCCTCTAACGTCATACTCCCAACCCCCAATCTTATTAGCTACTAACATCAAATCCCAAAGTCTTTTGTAAATATCATCATCATCCACCCAAGCAACTTCTGATATCCTAGGTGTGTTCTCCGCATTGTTACTAGATACAATTTTATCACCACTTATGTGAGTTGCTCCTTCTGTTTTATCTTTATATGTTTCTATTATTTTTTGACATTGAGATTGATCCAAAGCGTAATTAATTATAACCGCTGGCGTGCCAAACTCAGGGTGTTTGTGTGTTGTCATCATCGTCTTTTGCCTTGCCCTCTATATTTTTTAAAATTTCTACGTTTGTGTTTGTTTTTTGGTCTAGATCGAACAGACTGACCAATAGAAGTTCTTTTCTTTGGGCCTGCAACATGTTCAGAATATAGTTTACTTTTCTTCGCCATCTAAAACTTGATAGTCCCCTTCAACTAAAACTTTATTCTCTTCATAAATTTTCTTCATTTTACTTTCTAATTCTTCAATAGACATGTCTTCTAATTTACCTGTACGAATTATTTTCTGCTCTATGTAAAGTCCCGCAGCTTTACCTCTAGCAACTTCTGCATTTGCTGCTGCACTGAAAGCACCTTTCTCTAAGGCAGCTTGTCTAATCTTAGCCAGCTCTGTTATGTGTTTCTCAAATGTAACTGAATATTTTTTCTGGTTCTCTTCTCTTAGCTCGCCAATATATTTAGCAACTAAAGGATAGTTATTTGGATTCATTAGTTGTGATGATTTGACTTGCGCACTTCCTTCAGCATAGCCTGCTTCTATTGCGCATTCTGTTTGTGTCTTACGCCCTTCATTAGCAACCATTAATTGGCAAAATTTTATTTGTTGCTCTGTTAGTTTTTTGGGTACACCCATAAGTTATGTTATACTATGTATAACGTAAAATAGTCAAGCGATGTTTTTCCATTGTGTTTGTAGTGGATCAGACCAAACTTTTTGTAGTTTTTGACCTTTAAAAAATACATCAGACACATTGAAGTCTATGTCTTCGTACCAAACCATGTCTGCGCCAGCTGCTACAAGACGTTCTCTTTCTGGTACCCATATCTCATCATAGACCTTAGTCATTCCTAGTTTAGAATAATTATAATCTACAGGATCAAACTTAAAATCTATGTCTGGTAGTTTACCGTGATGGTGTTTGTTTACGGCTGACATGTACGTGCTGTATAACCAAGCTTCTTTGTCTTTGCGGTCTAACACAATATATTTATCAGCACCATCTAAACGCTGATATGTATACAAGTATTGATATTTAAAAATAATATTTTCTTGTTGTGGTAATACAGGAGTAATAACTTCATACTCCATGTCGTAATCTGGCAACAACTGATGTAGATAACACAACATCCATGTGCCTCCACATCTTCCTGGGTTAACTATGCAGATCTTCACTACTCAATAATCTTTTTTATTTTTAGTCTCCCCATGTCTTCATATACAACTGCTTCGACTTCTTTACAGTTCATGTATATGCCTTCTTGATCTTCTCCAATATTTCTGGTGATAAGCCTTTTTTGTTTTAAACAATCAGACATTCCAGTAGTAGGCACCATTTCTACTACAGAACCATTCTGTATCATAAGTATTGCGAATACAACTTTAATGGTTTCCATTTGCTTTTGACTCCAAGTCTATTAATCGTTCTTCGTGGAATTGTATAACCATGTCGTTCTTTAGTATCATGGGTATCTCTGACTCCATCTGTTCTTTTAGTTTGTCTACGTTCTCGCCAAGGTACTCAACCAACATGTAGAGCTCTTGGACTTGTGGACTGACCATGCCCCCTTTAGGGACAGAATCAATAAAAGCATTTGCAGCTTCTAAATCTTTAGACATCAGTCTTAAATCTGACTCTATAGAATTAAGGCGCTCAAGGACGCCAAACCCGAACCAAGCACCCACAAGACAAGCGCCGATAATAGATAAAAGGTTACGCGCCGGCATCGAGATTGCGGTGTTTTCACTGAGATCTAATCTTTTCATTTAACACTTCCATCTTCTACGCGCCTGTCTAATTCTAGAATTAGGATCGTTTTTAGTTTTCTCTGATGATCTTTTTAATTGACCAGCAGAACGTGCGCAGTAAGACTTACGTCTCTTTGCAGCTTTACTGCCTGGCTTAACTTTACCAGTGACAGCTGTTTTTAATTTACTTCCAGGATTAGCGCGTCTATAGGCAGCAACACCTTTCTTAGTCATACCAGCACCTGCTTTGGTCTTGCGATAGTTCGCACCCTTACCAGTTGTGGTCTTCGGTATTTGCCCCCTAGTTGTAGACATTAGCTGTTTTTCTTTTTAGGCTTCTTTGCAGTTTTAGCAGATGCTTTTAAAGCTTTATCAGAAACAGTTCCTTTGCCTTTACGGCTAGTGCCTTTCTTTTTGCGTTGGTTCATGTAATAGTACAAACCTTTTTTTACAGTTCTGCCGTCTTTAGTAACGTGCGTTTCTTTAGCCATTACACTTTACCTCCACGCTTCATGCGTTTCTTCATCATAGAACCGCCGCCCATAGCTTTAACTCTTTTTTTCATCATAGAGCCTCCGCCCATAGCTTTAACTCTTTTTTTCTTTTTCTTTTTCATCATAGCAAAATCTTTTCCGTCAATTTTACCATCTTTGTTTTTATCTAGTTTTGACTGTTTGCCTTTCAGTCTTTTTTTCATTCCGGCCATGTCTATATCTCCTGTAAGATTGTCGTTTTAAAACTGTGCCTTCATAGTAGTCTTGAGGCCACGCAGAATAATATCCTTTTTTGTGTAAAATGTCACTAGACTTTTCTAGCTTATCAAAATTTTGTATTAGCACCATTATGAACTCATTGTCTGGTTCCCAGTCACCTGTTTCTAAGAAATCTACTGGCTCATCTTCCTCATCATCGTATGGGTGTGATGCCATCAGGTATATGTCCTGGGGTACAAACACTACATTGTAGGCGTGTATTACAGCACTAAGCTCTTCAGTGTCTATTTTTATGTCGTCACATCCTACGATAACTATATCTGTAGCAGGATCCTTGATAAGCTCTGTACCTTCTACAATACTGTCTATCAATTTAGTGTGGTTTGTTACTTCCAGGATCTTTAATGCTTTGGTTTCTCTAGCTTTCTTTGCATACGGGCATACAGGAACGTTGCCCAAGGCTTCACTTGGTTGTTCTATATAGTTTTTAGACCAATCAAGTATGTCTTCAGCTATCGTTCTCATTTAAATGATTTTTTAACATGTCTAGTAACCAAGGGTTGTCCCTATACACACCCATCATAGCATTAGATATTGTGTTTACAGTCAATTCCTCTGCATCCTCTTCTTTAAGTGGTCCGTTTGCTTGGTTAAGAGAGAATACATAAACTACTGCATGTAGTATTTCATGCCATGTAGTGTTGCAGCGCTCTTGCCCACATAGTTTATCCTGTATATAAATAACACCCTCTCTAGCTCGGTACTCACCATAGCTCTCTGTCATATCATCTAATATAAAACTAGGGTTTACGTATTTAATCTTGAGAGTTCTATAACCAACTTTAACTTCCGTAGGTCTACCGTTAGCTGGTACCTCGTGTGCTTCTGTTAGTATCTGTTTCTTCTTTATCATGTTTTTTCTCCTGTATAGTAAGATTTAGACCCCCCATTGTCAAAAAATTTACAACAATTTGCGCGCGTAACCAAGTGTAAGGCGGTAGAGACGGTAGACTTGGTAGAGTAGGCGGTAGCTTGTTTCTTTAATAATATCATACACTTACCGTAAAATCTACCGTTACCACGTCGTTTTGAACTTTTTTACAAAAAAAATTAACACTAGGGGGTCAAATCTCCACTATACGTAAAAGCAGTATTGCACAAAATAAGAACTATTGGGACCGTATACATAACAATAATGGCCTTATCTACGTGCATTTGTTCCCAATTTGACTCAAATAAAAACTTATACAGCTTTCTTTTTAAATATTTTATCATACGTCGTCTAAATCTTTCAAATACCTAGACTCGCAAAACAACTCCCAACTTTTTAAGTCATCACCATGTTTAATTATGTGTGGTGTCAATAATTCCATCTTGTTTGTATGTATAAAACTATGACATTGCCACGTGTCTTCAAAAGACTTTACTGTATACTCTCTCATAATTGTTTCATTTGTCCCTGCTACTAGCAGGTATATTGTTATTACAAAATACATAACTAACCCCTGTTTTCATAAAATAAGTCAACTCTTCTTAACCATTCATACTTTGCTTCACGTAGTTCGTCACCTGAAATCGTAAATTCCTGATAATATAGGTCAGGAGTACATACCATATTGACACATTTATCTATATTTGTGCCATAAACATTGTCATGAGCCATCGCATAGCCTGCCATTTGCAGCTCATAATCCCTAATCCATTCCTTTTGCTTCGGTTTATTGCTCTGTTTGAAGTCTATGATGGCTAAATCACCGTCTAATCTTGCAATTAGATCACAAGAACCAGCATACAAACCAGGATAGTACAGCGTTGCTTCATTCCCGTACACCTCGTCGATCCTGTTATCAATCCCCCGGTCCACGATCTTTTCTGCCATCTTCTTGGCTTCTATTCCAAGGTCCGTCAGGTCCATGTAGCCCTCACCAAGACAATATTTCTCTAAATAAAGATGCATTGCCGTGCCGCGCGCTGCGCTAGTCTTTGTTATTTCAGCCGCTTTAGCATGTCCGACACGATCTCGCCACCTTTGTAAGCCAGCCGCTTTATCTGGATCTTGAGTCGCCGACAAAATGCTAGTGACCGATGGAAGAGGCTGTCCTTGAAGAACATCTGCAATAGTATAATGTCTGCTACCTTTATGAATGGCGCGAGTAGAAGTCGGATAATCATATCTTTGTACATTTATTAAATCCATTATGGCATCTTTCTAAAAATTTTCGACCATTTTTGTCGATTATATTCTTCTCTCCGCACTTTGTCGATGCGTTCAAATAACTCATCCCAGGTAATGTCTTTTCCCTCTACATTTATCTTCATAGTCATAGGGCCCTGACCCTCGTACAATTTATCAAGATAACCAGAACAGCGCCACATACGACGCATGTCTCCATCCTCTACCGAAGTTGGTCTGGCGTGCAATGTAATCGCTTGGTCCATGTAAACGACCTCACCATCTTTCCAATTATGCGTATAAATATGTTCTGGTTTATTCATCAACGACCAAATGTGTTTTAAAAATTTTTGACTTTCATCTGTCGACATACCTAAAAACGTTTTGAAACATGTGCCAGGGAAATGAATACCAGGAACACCGCTTGCTGTTTGTGATTTAAACGGAGACGTTAAACCGTCTAAAGGGCATGCATTGTATCTAATAATTAATCTTTGTTCAGGTATAAGTTCTCCCGCAAAATGATTAGTGTCTAATTCATTCCAAGCATATACACATTTCAACTCGTCGACTTGTGTTTTATCTTCTTGGCTCAAATTGTCATAAGCACTAGCCGTTGATAAAAAAGTTGTTTGACTACCTTCACTGCCCTCCACACTTGCTAAACCTACAACACGGCCTGCGGACTCAAAGCTTGGCTGATCATTGTGCCAGCCTAGCTTTCCGTTTGTAAAGATACCAAGAGCTCTACCTCTTCTGTCTTTTTGAAAAGTTACTGACTGCATACGTCCACGATGACGTGGGTTAATTAGTTTACCAATACGTGCAGTAGTATTACGCACCCCGTTCCAATGCAAACCTTTTAGTTTGCCGGTGCCTATACCATAGATTACTGGACTCATACCAGAGCTGCCCCAAGAATTTAAAATATCAAAATGTCTTTCTTCTGTTAATTTTTGTTTAACAACGACAACCTGTTTGTCGGCTAACAATCTACCAAGATCAGCAATGTGTTCATCCTCAAATATATTAAAGTCAAACGCCTCTACCGCATTTTGTAATTGTTGTACTTTCACGACGACCATCCTTTCCTAATTGGCACGTCAAAACTCTTGTCAAGATATTTATGCCAATCGTTTAATCCAACCATTTCAAGAACTTCGTATGGTTTGCTGTGCTCAAACTCTTCCATAAAAATTGTTTGACATCTTTTTGGTTTTAACGATCTATACACTTCCCATGAGCGCTCCATGTCTTGCGTCCACCTGTCCAAAACATCGGGCCGCGGTCCAAATTTCTTGAGCCGTTGTATTTTCTTTTCGTCACCTGGTCCAAAGTGATAGTGTCCTGTCGTCATGGATAGATACAAACTCTTTGTTTGTGCACGTACACTTTTTCGCTCAACACTGATGTAATCAACATCCCATTCTGGTTTTGGATTTGTTAGCAACGGATACTTCAACAGTACAAAGTTTTTTCGCAACAACTCGTTTAATGTTTGACGTCGTATCTTTTTTGCAGCTGTGTCTGGCTCCATAGTTGTAAACATAACATTATGTAGCTCTCCGCGTTTGTGTTCTTTGCCACGAACAGCTTTTTTCTCTAAACTATTAGTAATCAAAACTCCGTTGTAATACACAGACTCTATAACTTCAGGAACTAAAAATTCATTAAGACCAATATAGTTACATTTACTAAGATCATGCTCTCTTTCATAAATAGAATCAAAAGAACCTATAGTATTATCACCTTCACGTGCTCGATAATATCGATCCATGCATAGATATAAATATGTTGAACCACACCTTCCGTTGTGCAGTATAATTTTACTCACTAAAATCTCTGTTCGTCTTTCTCTTTGCTTCTTCTAAAAACTTTTTAATTAAATGCAGCTCAGCTTTTAATTTTCTGTTTTCGTTTTTTAATGCACTAATAGTAGGAATAGTTTTAAGGTGAAACTCTTCAGCTGTGTAAATATAATAATCCATGTAATCTTCTGCTATTCGCTCTAGTTCCTTTATATATTTTTCATCAGTATCAACTATATCTTGTGACGCTACGTATTTATATTTATGTCCTGTTAACTGTAATCCCATTATCTTTGTGTTTGTATAAAAGAGTTTCCCAAATTGGTTGAACGTGTGGCCAATATTTTAAAGGTTGTTCTAATTTTAAATCTTTTTTAACTTGTTGTAAATTAACATTTAAATACTTGTCCCAGTCTACGTCCATAAACCACGGTGCCCGCTTCCCTCGTCGCCATCCTTCAATCACGACTCTACAAAAAACGAATGCAGCCGAGTATTTTATGGCTTTATACCATGGCATATTTGATGGATATTTTGATGGCATAAACGTATTACGAACACTCATTAAAAAGGATGAGTATAGAATAGTCGCATAAGACTCTCTCCATTCTTTAGCAAGGTTAAAGGATAATACTCCAACTTCACTCATCGGGTTTGTGTCATATCCATTTAGAAAATGTATCAGGTCATGCTGCATCACAGCTTGTTTAAAAAACTTACCAACTTTAGTTGTGTCTTTTCCTTCATATCCAAATTTAAATAAATCAACAGCACCTTCAGAGTTTTTCAACCAAGACTGAAACTCAAAACCTAGTGTTCCTGGAACGAATGTGTCTGTTTTTAGTTTATCCAGAACAGCTGTGTCTGCTTTAAACACCTTGGTTGCTGTTTGCGTTTTGTTAAATTTACTAAAAATTTTCTTAACATCTTTTTTGTCAAGTTCATTAATAAATTTAAAAATTAATTCTAATGGAGGAACATCATACAAATGAAGGTGTTTTGCATATTCACAAATAAATTTTAACTGTAACCAGCGTTGTTTCATTTATATATTTTTATTAATCTGCACAATTTACTAGAGTTATTTGTGATAGTGACTGAGTCGGAAGTTAATTTTTTTACATCGTTTTTTGCTACTGTAGTTCCATTAACATCACATGTTTGACCAAAAACAATATAACATTTGTCACCACTTTTTGTTGCTACAATAGACTCTCCTGGAACAACATCAGCTTTTAAAAAAGACCATCCCGCTTCATGCTGCATCGGGCACAAAATTCTTGTGTTGTTTTCTAAAATTTCAATACTTGATTTAGAACAATAAGGTTCGTAAAAAACAGGACTTTGTTTCCAATCTAATCCTTCATTACCTAAAACAGCTATACCTTGTATAAAATCTGAACCATGTGTAACAGTGCCACGTTGAAACTCAGGGTGTGAACCTGACACTTCTTTGTATGTTTCAATGTGAGAACTATTAAAAGCATCACCTTCAAACCACTCATACCTCACTTTAATAGACCCCTCTAACAGAAAATAATTAGAATCACCTTTTGCTAAAAAATTGTAATCAGGATGAAGAGTTACTAAATTGTTCCCATTTCCATCTTTAGTTCTTCCTGTGTTGGGATCTGTTGGTTCTCTTACGATACGTTGATTAACTTTTGTTGCTCTAGATATTGATATTTGAATATCATTGTTGACATTTACAACACTAAAATCTACTGAAAAAATCATATTTCGCCTACATCTGTTGGTTCTACTGATTGAATGCCGTTTGGTTTTAACCAGTTTTCAACTTGTGAATCATCTTCTATTTTACCGTTTTCAGTTATAATCTTACCACTTATTTTGTAATATTGTTTATCGTATCCAAGTTCTTCCATCCATATATTTAATATTTCTTGTTCTCTCATATTTAATTTATCGTTCCAATTAACATGATTTTCTCTTAGATAAAAATTTAACTCTGACACATCTAAAGTATTGTGTTTCCAAGTTATTTTCATTTCAACGGCTTCTTCTGTTTCTCCGGTAGAAGGATTAGCGTGTGTAACTTTTTCATTTAAAGGCTCAATAGTAATTTCAAAGTCTGAAAGATCCATTAGAAAGCCTTTACATAAAAATATTGATTTAAATTTGATGGAGTTGGAAAATTTGTTGCCATTGTGCTTCCAGCAGCGCATGGAGCGCCTTGATTGAGATCGTCACTTCCCTGGTTGTAAAGTCCACTAGAGTTAGGTGTTTCACTAAACGCCCCTCCCGTTGTGCATGATGTACCAGCAATAGAACTTGTTGTGAAAGAACCTAAAGAACTAGCGCTAGTGTTGAAAGCAGTAAATGTTCTAGAAGTTAAATTACTATTTTGATTAGTGTTAGTTCCCATTCGCACAACCATTTTACTTGAAAGCACACCTCCCGCTGCATGATAAAAACCACTAATTGTAGTAGTCAAACTACCTATTAAAGCAGAAGTGTTTTGCGCTGTAGGTAAAAAACCGGTGGCGTCTCCCCAACCATAATATTGTATAGCGTTTTTACCTCCCGTATTATGCGATCCTCCTGTACCAAAAGCATAGTTTGAACCACCTTCAGCTCCATAAAAATCATTAACAGCAATTTCAGCTGTTGCTGATGTTGGTATATTAGAATTAGAAGAAAGGTAGGTGGTGTACTGACTTCCTCTAACGTATAAACTTAAATTAACATTAGATGAAGGCGAACCAAATTCTGCTCTAATACTATTATAGCTCAATGCTCCGCTGCTGGGTAAAGTCATATTAAATTAAACTCCATTGGTCTAGGTTCTATTTTGTTTTCAATATCATAAGTAGACCAATGTTCATGTTTTTCATAAACTTTTGGTATTTTATCCCATGATGAAAACATAAAAGAAATTCTATTTTTTACAGTTTCTTGGTTTTTAACCTCAGAAACAGCATGATATATCGGTTTTGTCCACAAAACCAGATTATTTTCTACAGGTTTTATGGTAATTAAGGGTGATTTTTCTAATGGTTCATAATCAGTGTCTAGTATGGGCCTGCCTTGAATATATGTATTGTATGGTAAAATATACAAATCACCGCCTTGCATTTTTGGATTTATGTTCACATACAAAACATGTGTGTTTAATGGAAACTCTATGTTTGTGTCTGGATTAAAACCATTATATTTAATATACTCTATTTTCTGTTCAAGTTCATTGCCGTCTACATGAAATAAAGTTGGGTGCAAACAATCCCTAACCCAATACTCTACGTGATTATCTCTACCTATTAAATGCCTGATTATTTCTTCTAAGTAATTAGAAGACTCTTCTGTTTTCCTGCAAAAATTATATGTGGGTATTTCATTTATGTGTTTTGTACATAAATCTTTTAAATCTCTAAATCTTTCTGGATCTAAAACATTTTTAGAAACTTGTATGTGATCCATTACACTAATCTTGGTTCTTTAAAATAAACTAAACCTTCGTCAAAATCTAGTATATGGGGATTTTTTAATAAATCATCTGGTGTTACCGCGCCCATACGTGCCCAGTTGGTGTGGCCATATTTGTTTTTACACAATTTATCTACTTGCTCGGAAGTAAGATCAATAAATAAATCAAACTCTTGATATGGAGCTCCCGTATCTTCTGGTATCCATTCTATTTCGAATTCTTCTCTAGACATTTTTCATTATCTCTTTCCATTTGTTTAATTTTATCTTCTTTATGTTGTTGTTCACTAAAAACTCGTTCAGTGTGTTCTTTGATGTATTCGACATCAGCATCTGTTAAATGTGCTGGTCTAAATATTTCATCAAAATTGTCTTTAAATTTTTTAGATGGATAGTGTTTGCCGTCTTTTGCCATAATTATTCCTTCATTGCATACGGATCAGTAGACAACTCTCGTTGTTTCTTGTCTGATTGTATCCCCATAATAATTTCTTCCATGTTCTTGTGTAGATAGTTTGCCATCTGACCAATAACATTATCTTGTGACAGAGTATCTACTAATTCTTTTAAACTCTCACCATGTTGTAAACACCTTGATATAAGTTTACCGCTTGCACGTAGTTCTCTATCTAAATAAGAGTCTGTTGGCTTTAGTTTAATCCAAAAAGCCATAGGTGTTAAACCTGTTTCGTTTGCTGTATAATCTAGGATGCCAACAACCCGTCTACCATCGATTGGTAAAGCGAAAGTTGCACTCATCATCCTATTAGGAATCTCTTTTCTCACCTTGTTCTCCTTATTCGAAATCATTTTTGTGTTCCTCGATAAATTGATATAAGTCGATATTAGTCTCCTTCACCTGCTCTATCTCGCGCCACATTGTGTCAATAGTATTTTCTAATTTAACAATATATCTAGAATTTACAATAATAACTATTACACATACAAAAATTGTTAGGCCTGCCAACAAAAAATTAATGTACGCTTTTAGTTCCGTAAGTATTTTCTTCATTTTGAATTAACTCCTCTAGTTTTTGCTCCCACATTCTTTTCCATTCGGGATCTTTGGCTCTTTCAGCCGCTTTTTTTAATGAAGACACTCTCACTAAAAATATTATATATTCTTCGTCATCTTTTACCATCCGTACTCCTCCTCTGGATCCATTATTTATTTAACTCCGGCAGTGTTTCTCCTGACCATTTAACCTTAGATTCAACACCGCCCTCAACATTAGTCCTTGTTTGCTCTACTGGCAGCATTACATAACCGTTGTGAGTTGTTACTTTCATCCCTAAGTGCATAAACTCTTCTTCACACATAGGACAATCTACCTCTTCTCCACTGACAATTATAAAACTATTGCCATTACAACGAGGACATATAGCTCTAACGCGTTCTACCATTTTTCTTTTTTAATTCTTTATCTAATAAAAACTCTATTACTTTCTGTATACTAACAGGAACCTCAAAACGGTTTTCTGCTAATGTTTTCAATTGGTTGTGTGTAGCCACAGAGACTGACACTGATTTAAAACTGCTTATATCTGGCATGTTTCTTTCTCCTTGTTATGTTATTATATGGGATTATATACAACAATTATTATATTTGACAATAGTTTATTTTAAATTATTATACAAAAATCTCTCTCACCTTCATATGTCGGGTGTTTTTTATTCCTTTAGCATCCGACATTAAGATATGTCTCCCCAACAACTACCTTTCTCATAGTCAATTTTATTTGGAACGCTAAGCTCTACAGCGTTCTCCATTATCTCAATAATTTTTTCAGCTTTTTCAGGTGACTCAACAGAAAAATCTAGCTCATCGTGTATTTGTATGTGAGGTATGATTCCTTCTTTATACAAATCAACCATAGCTTTCTTTGTCATGTCTGCTGCTGATCCTTGTATTAGTTTGTTTAATGCTTTGTATGTGAATGCTCTCTTAATCCCCGGGCCATGCTCCCTTAATGCATCAGCGTGAGGCAATGGTTTATGTATTCCATAAGAGCGTGGCTGCCACAGATCAAAGTGACAAACTCTACCACCTATCGTTCTGATTCGACCACTATCTTCTGCCCGTCTAGAAACTGCTTCGGATATCATCTTAACAAACGGGGCATTAGAGTGATAATTTTTTATCAACTCTTCAGCCTCGTCTATCATTAATCCTAGTTCCGACATTAATTTGTTTTTACCCATACCATACATGATACCAAGGTTAATTGTTTTAGCCTGCTTACGTTCAATACCAGCCATCTCAGCAATCATCTGGTGAAAGTCTGCTTCGCCTTTGTTATATGCATCTACGATCGTTCTTGAGCCTTCTAAACCTAATATGTGTGCGTAGTGTACTAGTATTCTAGGCTCTTGTTGACTGTAGTCAAAGCAGCCCCAGTGTGTTTTCTCTTCTGGAATAAATATACCACGTATCAATGGCCCTAATGTTTTATGTCTTGCAGGTATCTGTTGAAGATTGGGATTACTGTAACTAAAACGACCGGTTACAGTACCCCCATCATCAGACCTAATCTGATTTATATCACTATGTATTCTACCTTTGTGTTCATGCTTTAATATTGTCTCAATAAAAGTTGTATTCATTTTATTTAACTCACGACAATTAACAATCATTCCTGGTAGTTCGTGCGGGTGTTCTTTTAAAAAGTTTTTTGTAAATGTAGGATTACCTTCTTTAGTTCTTTCGTAACTAATCTTTAATTCATCAAACGCTTTAGCTACAGAAGCTGCAGACCATATCTCTATATCAAAACCAACTAAACCTATCATGTCTTTTCTAATTGCTTTTTCAGAAGACTCTAAAGACTTTCTAAGTGCAGCAGCCTTGTCCAAGTCAACTCTTACTCCTCTAAATTTCATGTCAACTAGTGCAGGAAACAAATCAGTTTCCATATTAAATATTTGCCATAGATCTTGCTGTGTTAATTCATGTTTCATTGCTTGCCACAATTTTAAAGTAGACTCAGCGTCCTGTTCTGCATACTCACCAACATACATTGCTGGCATTCTCCACATCTCAGACTTAGGATTTACACCCCAGGCTTTTGCTGCTTCTTGTAATAGCTTTTCGTTTTTACCTATACCTGTATATTGTTTTGCTAGACCATCTAATGTAAAACCCCAACGATTCTCATCGACTAAACTTGCCGCTATCATTGTGTCATAGATTCTACCATTAATAGTTAGACCTGCGGAGCGTATCCAAGATACATCATACATTGCATTGTGAAATATTTTATCCGAGTCTGTGTTTAATAGTTTTTGAAACCATCTCATAACTACTTTCTTATCAAGACAACCTCTGTTGTCTTCATGCGCTATAGGAAAATATGCTTTCCAACCTTCAACAGCTACAGCTATTCCAACTATCTCTCCATCACCACGTACAGAACCTGATCCCATCTTTAATAGATTAGGATCTCTTGTTTCTAAATCGATTGCAATTTCTTTGTGGCCAGTTAAATCTGGTAAAGATGTTGGTGGCACCCAATCAGTATCTGGTGCAAATAACGGAGGCTGTATTTTTCTCAACTATAATCTCTTTCGATAATCATTTCTATGTAATGTATCGCCTTCTCTAGATCTTGTTTACCGCTTCCCTTATGCGGGTGTCTCATAATATACTTTATAGCATTTCCTTCAGCAAATAACAAATTGTTTTTATTGATGAATTCTGCTGGTTGTATTTTATAATGGTTGTAATGACTGCCCCCGATTTGTTTTTTAATGATTTCATTGTACTAACCCTCCTGAAGAATACAATTTCCGTTCTGAACGTTTTTGTCTTTCAATATATTTTTCTATAATAATTTTGCAATCTTCAACGCTGATGTTACTTTTCCTATCGTTAAAATCCCAACGACAAAAAACAATATTATTTTTTGTGTACCCAACATCAGAGTCAAACCTATCAACAGACAATAAATCTGGTGGTGCTGAATGTCTTTTATTTGCTCCTTTAACAGCAAGTTTTCTATCTATGCGAAAAGGTTTGCCTGTATAGTAGCAATTCCAACCATATTTTTTCTTATGTTTTTCCCATAACTCAAAAAACTCTTCACGTGTTATATCGTTTGTTAACGACTGCACTTTACCTTTTCTTTTTTTAAGGTCATTCCATTTTGAAACTAAAAAACCATTTTCAGTATTTAAATACTTAATGTTTTGTTTTCTACGGTCTTCTTTGTTTTTGTAAGGCATTAAAGTATATAGGCCCTTTCATAGTTTCTTGGTTCTAAAATATGTAATTCTTGTTTTGCTCTTGTAACGGCAACGTAAAACAATCTATGTAGTTCATCTGGATCAACGTCATTGTTATCTACAGCTGTTTTAGTTATGTCTGGTAAAACTAAAACATTATCAGCCTCACCACCTTTAGCGCCATGTATTGTTGACATTGTTATACGTGGTGTCTTTGTAATCTTTTCACTATTAGCCAACATATTTCTTATGTAGTTTTCTCTATACGTATCTAAACCTGCAAAAGCTTTGTACCAAACATCTCTAGTTTGTAATCCATGTTCCGCGACGCACTGTTCACTAGTATATCTAAAGTCTGAATGAAAAGTTTTACCTTTTTTATATCCCTTTGCTACGTTGTCACCTAGATACGAATACAAATTCTTTAACTGTAATAAATTTAGTTCCTGTTCTGATTCTCTCCACGCCTCCCAGTTTTGAATAGCCATAAGTAAGTCTACAGGTATAGAGTTTCTACCTTTATGTGAAAAGTACCATCCTTGCAGTTCACATAAGTCTTTAATATCATCTAAAAAATAATTTGCAGATGCTAAAACTAGCCACTCGCCTTCGCTCATGTCCACTTGTGTAATGTCTGAATACCTGTTCAATTTACCTGTAGTAGATTTAGGTTTGTATTCTTTATCATACCTGTTCTCTACTCTTTGTATTATGCTTTGTGATAGCTCATGTATAGGTCCACCAGGAATACGATAGGATTGATCTAGAACTGTGATATCGTCAACTTCGTCCCTGAGCGCGATGAAATGATCCACATCGGCGCCTGCCCATCTGAATATAGCCTGATCATCATCACCTGCGATGTAAGTCTTATCAGCTCTGCTCCAGAGGGCTCGTACCATTTTCCATTGGAGTGGAGATAAATCTTGGGCCTCGTCAATGAAAAGGACAGTAAACCCTGGAGCCACATCTTCGACAATAAACCTGTGTAGCATATCTCCATAGTCTATAAGACCTTTTTCTTTTTTATACCTAGTTAATTCTCTATCTAAAAGATACAGCGTATCTCTTTCTATATCAAGGTAATGTGTGTTCTCGTCATACACATCCATTAAATCTCTGTCAGTTGCTCTAGCTTTTTCTATAAGTTGTAGATACTCATTATCAGATGTAAACGTGCCGTCTTCTTCACTGTTGTATACCTTCTTTATTGTAATAGGTATGCCACACTTACTGCCAAAATCTTTATAGTCAGCTGATTGCATGACTCTAGATTTACTAAGACCTAGCGCACCAAACGCTAGTGAATGTAATGTTCTAAAATATGGAAAGTCTTTTTCATCAAGACCAAACTTTTCTACAGCTCTTTGTTTTGCTTCGTTAGCTGCTTTCTTTGTAAAAGAAAAATAACCAATTCTTTTAGTATCAACACCAGACTTTATAAACTCATCTACTAAATCTAATAGTGTAGTTGTTTTACCTGTACCTGGTGGTCCTAAAATAATTGTTTTCATTTATCTACGTTCCCATGATAGACAATTACAATAGCTGTACAGTTGTGACATGATAAGTTTGTCATGATCATATGTTGCTCTTCATCGTTGTCTTCCCATTCTGTGTCGTGGTCACCGCCCCATATTAATTCGTGATCGCAGCTCCAACACTTCATTAGAAAGGTGTCTCCGTATATTTCTCTTGAGTTACATCTACGTCATACTTTGTCATAGCTTTTATCTTAACAACCCTAGGAGTTTGATTCTTTAGTTTCATTCTTATTTCATCTACAAAAGAATCTAATTGTTTAATTAAATTACCTGTCTTAATCTTATCAACTTCCCAGTTGTTTCTTTTTGCAAAACTAAAGAAGTCATCCATTCTAAAATGTGTAAACCCTTCTTCATCGGTCCACGCTGATTTATTCAGTATGTCTTCTTTCTTTCTCGCTTGTGATCTGTGAATTGTAAAGTCATACAATAAGTTTTCTAACTGCTCGTTATGCTTCAATGATTCTAGTGGTTCTATTTCTTCCAAACTATTCATCAATGCTTTTAAATATATCTCTCTCCAATCTTTTGCCTTAGGTATCGGAGATACAATGTTTGCTTGATCTAATACTGCTATTGCAAATAAATTAGGATTGTGCAACTGCTCTGTCTTGAGTTCTATTCTTTTACCTGCTACATTTAAAAACCATTGTGGTGGATTAGAGTTTATCTTTGTTAGTGTATCCATCTCTGGCATTTGCTCTTCTTCAAAACCTACACCAAACTTTTTAGTTCTACACTTTGCAGGATTACATACTCCACATATCGGTTGGTCTTTACATCTGTACTTGTCATAACCACGTTTACCAACAGAAGCCATCAATGATTTTACTTCCTGGAAACCTAATGGTGGATTCATCCACTTAGAATTATCCTCTAAAACTTTATCTTCCCAGTTGTCTGGGTTAGCTTGTTTGTGATACACAGCTACGTTAAACAAAGCATTATTACGTGAACCTTCACCAAAACCTTCATCAGCCAATGTGTTTAAACAAGGTGGACCATCTTTAAAAGCTTCGTTAGTTTCTAACTTCTGCTTTACAACTATTGACTGTACTTCCTCTTTAGTTTGTGACCACTCGTCGTATATAGAATAGAACTCTTCTAAAGTAGCTGCTTCACCTCCTGCTTTAAAAGTATATCTAAGTCCTTCTATGTCTCCATGATATGGTAAGTTTAAAAAGTTTCCTGTATCTCCACGCTCCACGAGTATCTCTGTCTGTTTAGGAAATATCTCACTACCACCAAAACCTAACGCATCAGACATAGCTTTTAGTTTTGATTGCATCAACGATGCAGGTATAAATTCTTTTGTAAATAGAAACAAATGTGCGCCACCAGACTTAGATCTAAAGGTAACTAAAGGAAACCCTAGTCCTTTTATGTTTCTCATGATAGCCATGTGGTCGAGATTGTATTGATCAACATCAATACAACCCCAACGACATTCATTGTTTTCGTTAATAGGTATTACACCTAGAGCAGGGTCTTTTCCGTCTATGTGGTCTTGCCAAAAATGATCTGGTATTGGTTCTCTTTTAATAAATGCTTTACCAACAGCTTTACCTTTGTCTGTAGTTTCGCCTGATAATATTAATTGTCCGTAAGCACTGTTATTGCCTTCAAATATATCCTTAAATTTTTGCATACTCTCTTCTATACTCTCTATGATACTCTCTTACCTTAACTCTATTTTTTTCTCTATACTCACGATAGTATTCGCGAGTCTTTCTTCGCTTATATTCTTTTCCCTCCGGGCTGTCTAGAATTAAATTAATTTGCTCTTTCAGCCGTTTATTTTCTTTTCTTAACGTATCCATCGTCTTCTTACGATAGTAACGCATTTGATAAAATGATTCTCTGCTTCTTTTCATAATAAAAATATGTTCCGGGCAGGGGGAGGTGCCCGGAACATCATGGTTAATTAAAACGGTACTTCGTCTTCTGACTTAGTACTGTCATTACCATGCTTTGCCTTGACGTCTCCCGTAGACACACTCTCAGCAAAACTTTTTGCGGACTCATACAAAGCTTTGTTTTGTACAGGTCCAACCTTAGTTACATTCCAACCAAACCAAGTTCCTTTATCATTTGATTGTTCTACTGTTTTAAGGTTATACACGTGACTGTAAGCCGCCGGTGTAAACAAACCATTTTTACCTTCTAGTTTGATACTGGCCATCATAGCATTCCAACTACGACTTACTTTAAGTTGCGTTGACTTCATAGAAATCAATGCTGTCTGCATATCTTCAGTCAATACAAAGTATGATGCTGTGTTCTCAAGATAGTTACCATTGTCTAGTCTATCTTTATAACCCGCATCACGCTTAGCTTGCTTGATGATACCACTGTTGGCCGCATGGATTGCAACAGGAGCACTTGTGCCCTGTCCTCTATCTGACCACTCAACATACTCACGTTTATAATAACATGGAATTATGTTGATCCCCTTCTCACCATCATATGTCTGCTTAGTCACGGTATTGAATATCATACCTGGCTCTGCGCCTTCTACATACTTGGCATCCCGTTTGTTTGTCTCGGGTGACAGTTGTCCTAACACACGTAAGAATGGTAATGCATAATCTTCCGCACCCATTTCTCCTATCGCTGTGTTAGCGTCTTGTTCGAACATGCTCGCTAGAGCTACGTCCGTCTTCTTTTTTTCTGCTACTTGGTTCATGGTTCTTTTCTCCTTATTCATGATTTCCGGCTAATTTTAGTTTGATCCTTCACAAAAGTGTGAAAGAAATCAGAGGGCATATCGAGGCCGGCCTCGATACGCTCCCTGTAGAGTGCTTTCAAAGTCATAGGTTCTACCTTCTGCTTCTGCGAAGGCTCATAGCCCTCTCGCACTGCAAGGCCCAGCAATTGCTCTGCCTTGTTATCCTCGCCCTTCCCGAACTGCACAGCGACCTCATTCTTAATAAGGTCACCCAGTCCGTTGTTA